GATCATTAGGTACTTTATATATTCTACCATATTTATTTCTAACTCCACCCTCTGTTTTAATTGTTCTTACTACTGCATTAAAAAATCGTCTAGAACCTTTCATATTAGATAAGTATGTATTTTTATACTCAGCTGCTAAAGCTGGTGTAGTGTTTAATTGCATTGCTAACTTATCTTTACCAATACCATATATAACTCCGAAAGTAATTGATTTAGCTAGTTGCCTGTAAAACTTAAACTGAGGATCTTCCTCTGTGATATTAAAAGCTATCTTAGCTGCTTCCCCATGAAAATCTACATTATCCTGTTTCATAAGTTCATTCATCTCTTTATTATCCACATAATTCATAAATACTCTAACTTCCATTTGAGAGTAATCGTAAGCTACCATTTTATAGTCATCTCTAGGAATAAATAAATTTCGTATAGCTATTTGTCTTGAATCATTAGAATCAAACTTATCCCCACCCAAAAAACTCCATGTATCTAGTACTTCATCAGTTAATTGTGTATCTGCATTACCACCTTTACTAGAAACTATAGCAGCAACTCTACCTCTAACTTCTTCTTTATCAGTAGCAGATAGATCTCTATCTTCAATATATACGACATCTCTAGGTATATTCTGTAGATTAGGATTACTTGAAGATAATCTTCCTGTAACTGTACCCCAATTATTAAAACTTGTATGAAGTATAGGTAGTTCTAAATAAGGTTCAATATAAGTAGATCGTACTTTTTCTAAAGCTCTATATTGTCTAATTAATCCTGCTAAAGGAGAGTTCAATCTAACTAAAACTTCTTCATTCCACGCTTCAGCTCCTTTGGCAGTCTTTAATGGAGAATGAATACCCATGTTATTAAAAGTTTCTCCTAGTTGCTTAGTGCTACTTATGTTAAATTCATGTCCTACTAAGGCATAAATACGCTTTTTTAATACATCAATCCTTTTTACAGTCTTATCATAAGCTACTTGAGCATACTTATTATCTATTACTACCCCTCTTTTTTCCATCATATATAAAGTCTTAGTCAAATCACATTGGAAATTAAATAGTTCTAATTGATTAGTAAGCTCTAGTTTTCGTAATCTATCATTATAAACTTTATGAGTCCAATATACATCTTTTATGCAATAAGGACCTAATATAGATGGAGGAGCTTCAGAAAAGTTTTTAAACCATTTATTCTTTTTCAATATCTTTTTAGTATCAAAGTCATATTGAGCAGCTTGTTCTCCGTAACTCCTAATAAGGGTATCAGTTAAACTTAATCTGTTTACTATAGTAGATTCAGTCATTCTAACCATGACTAAAACATCAACAAGTTTCATCTTGTCTATATTAATTCCCTCATTCTCTAAAAACTTTGAGTCGAACTTCACATTATAGCCTATAATTGTGTCACATTTATCATTTATAAAAGACACTAATTGCTCCAATTCAGTTTGAGTTAGGTTAGGTTCCTCAGACTGATGTCTAAATGGGAAATAATATCCCTCTATTTCTGTATGTCCCAAAGGAGCTAATCCGATACCACATATTTGATTCATATTGTAAGGATTAAATCCATTAGTCTCTACATCTATAATCCATTCTGAAGTATCAGGTAATGAATTTAGAGTATCTGTAAATGTTTTCGAAGTTACAATCATAGGTCTAGTATGCAAACTCCCCGAATTAATCGAGGAGTCTACATTCATGGAGGTTGATATGTTAGTTGAATAAAGAGTTGTCATCATCATTGACGTTAACTGCATCAGATGGAACTTCATCTTTAGCAGATTCTAGATTCCCATATCTCTGACCTAGATACTCTTTAATCGGTGTAAGATTTTTTACTTCTGCTTGTTTATCTTCAGGTAGTTCTAATGCACCTGATGTAGAAGTAATTGTATAAGTAGTATCTAACGAACTACCTCGTCTTTTGATTCGTATAACATTCTTGTCTAAAGAACCATTATCTTCATAGATATCTACGAATTGATTCCAATTACTATTTTGAGCTCCAAAAGATAGAGTTAATACTTTGAAATCATTAACTGTTTCTCTATAGAGGGTACTTCCTGATGGACTAGTAATAGACTCCCATGTATCTACTCTTTGGTCGTTATGCAATATTTCTGTCACATATCCCCAAAGTGCAAACTTATGTCTAGGAGCTTTCCTCTTACCATCTTCGTACACCATTGCTTCACTAGGTACAGAACTTACAGGTTCCCCGTTTTCAACTAGAACACTTGTCCAGCCTTTATCGATACCCTGTTGAAACTCATACACATAGAACTCTTCCATATGTATTTCGCCTTCTTCTCCTGTGGCAATTGTTTTCATGAAAACTTGATCCCCATTTTTTATCCAAACCTCTTTATTATTATATTCCTAATTTTGATAAGATCTACCTTCTTTATTTGATATATTATTTTGAATCATACTGATTCCTGACATGTGTCCTCCTTACCAGTATTTTTTATTGTTAATTATATTATTTAGTATATCATAAGATTTGATATCCTGCACATCTTTATATTCATTAGGTATTTCTATATATGAAACTTTAATTTTATTCCCTAATAATTTAATAGCTTTTTCTTTTCCTATATTACCAGCATCATCATTATCTAAACATAATATTAATTCTTTAGTAGGTAATGTTAATAATAGATCCCGTTGTTTTTGAGACATACTCATCCCTAATAACGCCACAGATGGAAAACCTAACTGATCTAACCACATAGTGTCTAATGTTCCTTCTGTTATACATACGAAATCACAAGATTCAATATGTTTTTGACCGAACAAGATGTGAGATTTCTTTAATCCTGTTGAGTATAAATATTTAGGAATCATTTTTTCCTGTCTAGTAATCCATCCTACAGTCCTCGCCTTTTTATCTTCAATTGGAATTACCAGACCATTAGATGGTGTAACACTACACTTCCATTTACGCATAGCAGCTTTATCAAAACCCCTATTAAATATCCATCTAGGCACATTTCCTGATTTATATGGTATGGATACTTCAGGTAATTCCATATCCTTTTCTTTTTCAAATGATGGGATATTAAAAATATCACTTTTAAATGTAGTTTTATAATCGGCTAGATACAATCGTACTTGTTGAAAATCCCACTCCATATATTGTTGAATAAAACTTCTTATACTACCCTGCCCACATCCAGCGAAACATATCCATAAACCTTTTTCTGTATTCATGGAACAAGACTCAGTTGTATCACTATGGAAAGGACATAATATAGATATCTCATCAGCACCTACAGGAATATCTATCCCTAAATTTAATAAAGCTTGTCCCCAATCAATAGAATTTGCCATTTTAGCCCTTATTTTTTGAGTATATCCTATAGATATAACCATTGATCTCCTTCCAAAACCCGTCTGGAAAAGTTGTGCCACATTGAAAACAATATGGATCGTTACGAACTAATCCTAATACTTCTTTTTTGAGTAAAGAATGCATATCTACTATAGTTTTACCTATTTTTAATGTTCCTTTAGCTGAACATTTACCACATTTTGTGTTAATTAAACGTGTCATGATTCTCCTCAATTCTACCTTTATCCACATCCCAAATAAATTCAGTAGTTGAAGCTCCTAAGTCTCCATCTCTATATTTTTGAAACATGATTTCTCTTAGTTGGGGCTCATCTTCGACCATACACATTGATATAGCTACATCTGAAGCTCTTATCAAAGCATCCCCAAAGGCAACTTGCCCTGCAGTTGGTTGATTATACATATTAGAGGCATCTCTTGTAGCTTGAGTTGAAGCTATAACTGCTGTATTTGTAGATAATGCCATAGTTTTTAGTCCATAAAATAAAGAATGAGATTGTTCCCATGCTGCCTTATTCTTATCTGATGTAGAAATTAGATAAACCCCATCAATTATAAGTACATCAGGACTATATTTCCGTACTAAATTGGTAATACTAGGTAGAGAAATACTATCTTCCCCACTAATATGGTCACATACTAACAGATTTTTAAAATTAACTTCTCGTAAAAAGCGTTTATACTCATCTTCATCTATGTCTCTACCATTTCGTAAGGCACTGTGAGATAGTTTATAATCTAATGAATGCCCAAGTAGCACGTCCATTCTTAAAGAAATAGCCTTAGCAGGCATTTCAGTTGATACTAGTAAAGTTTTATATCCACTTCGTATAGCATCCGAAGCAAGTTTACAACATAACCATGTCTTTCCTACAGTAGGTCTAGCATATGCAGTGATTAAATCTCCGGGTTGCCATCCAACACCTGCGGCATTGATCATATGAAAAGGAGTCCGTATTCCTATTAGCCCGTCCCCCATTTTTCTAATAGCACTTCTACGTTTCCATTCTTCGTATCTGTCTAATACTCCATCATCGTATTGATTAACTTCTTCATCATGTAAGATTTCAACATCATTCAAATCATCCATTATCATACCTAAAGCTTTTTTAGGATTATCTTCTAAGACTAATTGATTTGAGTTAAATGCGTTGATAATATTTCTAAACATAACCTGTTTACTAAATTCATCTAATGCATAATTAAAATTAATGGATTGTGCTTCAGGTTTTAAAGTATCAAATTTCTCCAATAGGATTTCAAACGTAGGAAAATCTGCATATTCATCAAGATAGTCTTGAATAAATTTATAAGTTTCTCCATGTTCGGAAAAATCTTTTGGGGAATATGTAAAATTTTTAAAATTCCCTGAATCACATAGACTGAAAATCACTCCAGATTCTATAAAATTAAAATTTTCCAATATTATTTCTCTTCATTAAGTTTATTTCTAAGTGACTTTTTCACTTTGTATATAGAGTAGTTTACCATAGTTTCTTCTCCATTCACTAATTTTTTATTAGAAATACTTTTTAACTTCTCTTCAATGTCTTTCATAGTATGGTTTTGAAGTTTATCTGCTAAGAATTGTTTTTCCCCATCATCTAAGTCTAAAGAATCTATCCAATCAATAAAATCTACTTCGTCTAAATTTTCATCTAGTTGTTTTACAAAGTCACTTAATTTATATGAATTATCATCAGTATCGGATTGCATATCTAAACTATAACTTTTTATTTTTTTACTGGCTTGTACCCATAAGGTTTTAAGTCTATTAGCCATAGCAGTATGTAAATATGTATGGAATATAGCATTTCTGTTAGGATTATATAGTTTTGCGGCTTTAACAACTATTAAACGTAATTCTTGAGCTAAATCATCTCTGTCATATCCGTATATATAAATGTTTGATACCATCTTGTTTATTTTCGGCTCCCATTTCTGAATTAGGTCGTTGTCTATTTCCACTGTCATATTTCCTTTTATCCTGATAACATTTCTGTGTGCAGTATACGTTTTTTAATTTTAATTTATATCCTTGTACTATACGCTTCCTAGTTCTATAAAAAGGAACTGTACACCAAGAACATGTAAGTTTTGTAAATTTCCATCTAAAAGAGCATTTTCCTTTATGGATTCCGCCACGGTCAGTGGTTATATCTCTACATACTTTACAGTATACCACACGTTTAGGTTTAGGAGGGTTAGTTTCTAAATTATTTTGTAGTAAAACTCTTCTTGTGTATGATCCATCTACTCCTGCTTGTCGGGCAATTTCAGCTGTAGACATAAAAGGATTTTGCTTACGCAATCTAACTACTTTATTCTTCGCCTTCATTTTTTAGTTTATCTATTTCATCAGATAACTCTTGTATAGCTTTTATTAAAATAGCTACAAACTCTGTATATCTAGCCCCATATCTATTTTCTTCATCACCTATTATGCCTCCAAAATCTTTAGTAGAATTTATACCATATTTTTTTAAAACTTCAAGTGTTTCTTGAGCTATTATTCCATAATGTACTTGATCAAGTTTGTTTTCTTTCTTTTTCTTCCATTTATATGTGACAGGATTTAAATCTTTTACAAAGTCTAAACCTAAGTTTATTGGTTGTATTTCTTCTTTGTTCCTAATATCTGATGTTTGAATAGTCCCATTTGTTGCGTGTATGTCATCCCACATTCTAGTAACACCACCAGCGTTTCTACCCATATCATAAGTATCATCTACAGCTGGGTGCCAATTATTATTAATTACTGGACCGTATGAGTTAGGTCCAATTGATGGATATTCTTGTGGACTAGTATCAGCAGATCCGCTAATTGCAGTAGTAGTTGGACGACCTACTATATTCCTAAACATAGAACTAAATATAGCATCTTCTCCTGCAGTAGAAGCATATGCAATACCTATTTTAACTCTATTCTGACCTATTGGTATTCGTAAATTAGATGCACTTAACCTACCTTCTATAGCATTTCGTGCTTCAAATGCAGTTTCAGTTGTAATCCAAAATTTACTTTGAGAGGCTGCGGGTTCAAAGTATACAACATATCTAGTGTCAGGTTCTCCATCACTATCAGTATCTGTAGCACTCATA